AACTCAACAACGAGTTATAATCCAATTAACTCTGGACGTGCCGCAATACCTGTATTAGGTAGAGTATACGATATCGTCTTAGATGAAAATCACCCAGATTTCAAATTAACAAAGACAATCGGTACGATTCGCTATAACTTATTTGACGACGATTCCTTTACTGAAGAACCAGAAAACCTGTTCATAGCATTTCCCCTAGACAGTACTTCAAGAACCTACCCACTTAAAAACGAGATAATAATACTTACACCCGGTCCAAGAGAGTCAGCAGATAGAAACGATAGTGAACTTAAAGTATACTATTCTACAGTAATATCTGTATGGAATGCTGCTAACCACAATGCAGCACCTGCTAATGATAATTCTGTAACGGATATAGGAAACAATGCTAAAGAGCTTGACAACGTAAACACACTTTACCCAAACCATGGAGACCATATTATAGAAGGTAGATTTGGTAATTCAATAAGGTTAGGAGGATATAAGGGATATAAGAATATATATACCGACGACACAAACGAAGGAAACCCGTACACTGTAATTAGTAACGGTAGACCATTTACCGGCGATGTACTCCAACCTACTATTGAAGATATCAATAAAGATGATTCCAGTATATATGTAACTTCAAATCACCTTATTCCTCTTTCTCAAGCAAGAGTAAAACTTGAATCTAATGTTAATAAGACTATTATAGCAGATAAATACAAAGGAGCTCAAATTATAATTAATTCAGATAGACTAGTATTTAATGCAAAAAAAGATGATATTATTTTATCATCAAACGAAAGCCTTACTGTGTCTTCAAAGGATGTAGGAATAGACGGTGAAGATTATATTAGTTTAGATGCTAAAAAGATTTACCTAGGACAAGGTGCTAAAAATAAAGATACGAAGCTAGGTTCTGCTGAACCGGTTGTATTAGGGCATAGATTAGAAGACTTTTTACAAATACTAGTAGATGAACTTAAAGTAATGTCCAGAAAATTAACATCAGCTAAAACACAAGACTTTAAAGCCATACCAAATTTAAACGGATACGGTATAAGTCTAAAATTTACCGCAGACATATTACAGGGTTATATTAACCCTAACGGTAAGTCTAAGATTAAATCTACAAAAACATTTACTGAATAATGCCTCACTCGCTACTTAAATCCCTTAAACTTAATTTAGCAAAATACGCAGCAGTAGCTTTAGCTTATGCTGAAGGTATAGCAAGAAGGTATGCAGAAAAGAAAATACTAGAGATACTAGACAAGTTAAGAACAGCCTGTCCACCTCCCAAGGTACTTAACAGTATGGGAAAAACTCTTGATAGAGTAGATTCTCTTGTGTCCTCTGCTAATAGACGAGCAAAAAAACTACACCGACTTACAAAAGCTTTAGGAGTAATCATAGATATATTAAAAGTAGCAATAGACATACTATCACATAACCCTGTACCTACCACACTTGGTATACCACCAGGACCAGCCGGTGGTGTAATATTCTCTCTTCCTCAAGGAGTAGTACAGAGTCAATCAGCTAAGCTAAAATGGCTTACCGAAACCCTGGAAGATATAGAAAATGAAAATGATAATATAGAAGAGTTACTTAGAAACTTTAATCTCATATTTGTACCATTACAAGCAAAGATAGCACTTATTAGAACACTACTTAATAGATGCTCTGCTAACCCTGACCTAACTGCAGACGAAAGAGAAGAGATACTTAAAGGGGTAGATATAGAAACTAATAACGACACTGATTATAGGTCTACTTCTGGAGCTATTTACACTATTAAAGTTGTAACTGACCCTAACTCCCCATCTATAGCTCCTCAACGACAAGCAGTTGCTTATGACTTTAGAGGTATAGCTGTGCTTAAAGGTCCATTATCTTTTGCAGGCGATTCAAAAGTACTAATAAAAGAAATAAAATTTAGAATAGACAATCAACTTCCATAAACTAACTATTTATATATATGAAACTAGATCAATTACGTAAAATTATCCGCGAAGAGGTACGATCAGCCGTAAAGGATGAGTTACAAGAGATGTTAAACGAAGCTGTAAAAACAGCAAGTGCACCATCACCTCAAGAATACAAGGCAGTAAAACAAACAGACTTAAAAAGAACATGGTCTACAGGTAGAATGAATACCGGTACAGTACCTTTAGAAGAGATGTTAAATATGACTAAACAAGAAATGACTGGAGAAGACTATAAGAACGTGATTAACGCAAACTCTTCTATGGTTAAGAAACCAAACTTTGCTTCTAACATAGCATCTGATATGGGATTAGGCCAAAACGCAGGTCCAATGCCAGGAATAGATATTAGTAAACTAGATTTCGTAAGTAAAGCAAAAGCTATATACGATAAGTCGAACGAAATTCAAGCTAAAGGACAAGTAAGAATATAATGGCAGTAAGTGCAAAAAAGATAAACCCGTTAGATAGACAGCCTAGAAAAGCTGTAGGAGTAGATTTACCATTTTCTTCTCCTTCTGTTTTTAATTCTACCTACCAGACTAAAGATGCACTTAAAGTAAATTTAATTAATTTTCTTTTAACTAACGTGGGAGAAAGACCTTTAAATCCAACTTTCGGAGCAGGTTTGAGAGATTTACTATTTGAGAATATAAATCAGCAAGAGTTAGATGATATTAAAGAAACAATTTCTACTAGTATCACCCGATTCTTCCCTAATATTAAACCTACCTTAATTAAGTTAGGATCAGAACCTGACAGTAATACTATAAGTTTTTTCCTAAAATATGCTATTACTGATCAAAATATACAAGACGAAATTTTAATTAACATACAATAATGGCAGTATCAAGAGACATAAAATATGTAAGTAGAGAATTTAGCGATTTTCGAAGTCAACTTGTAGAGTTTGCTAAGAACTACTTTCCTGACTCTTATAACGACTTCTCACCTACATCCCCAGGGATGATGTTTATAGAAATGGCATCGTACGTAGGAGATGTGCTTTCTTTTTACCAAGACACCCAACTACAAGAAACTTTTTTAACTCACGCTAAAGATCCTAAAAATCTATTTAATCTAGCCTACATGATGGGCTATAAACCGAAAATAACAGGTGTATCAGAAGCTTCTCTAACAGTAACACAGCAAGTAAGTGCAACAGGTGCAGGATTACCTGACTTTACAGAAGCAAAAACTATCCCTTCTAACTTCAGATTTGAATCATCAGATAATTCAAAGACTAGATTCTTTATCCCTAACGCTGTGAATTTTAATTTTAGCAGCTCTTATGATCCAACAAGTATTACTGTTAGTTCAGTAGACGGTAGTAACGTACCCGATGCTTATCTACTTAGTAAATCAGTTAAAGCTATTTCCGGTACTAAAGAAACTAAACAAATATCTATAGGGTCTGCAGAAAAGTTTAAAACTATAACTTTAACAGATGACAACATAGTGCAGATTATTAGCATTATTGATGGCGATGGAAAAGAATACGTAGAGGTTCCTTTTCTAGGACAAGATACAGTGTTTTTAGACGAACAAAATAGTTCTTCTGATTCTAATCAAGTACCGTTTGTTTTAGCACTCAAAAAAGTACCAAGAAGATTTGTTACAAGATTTAGATCTAATGGAAACTTAGACATACAATTTGGAGCAGGAACACTTAGCTCAGATGACTCTGTCATTCTACCTGACCCGTCTACTATAGGAAATGTAACTAATCAAGGGTCTCTTAATTATAATGGATCCGGTTCACTTGCCACTACATATGACCCTTCTAACTTTACATATAGTAAATCATATGGAATAGCACCCTCTAACACTACTCTTACTGTTACCTACCTTAAAGGAGGAGGTATAGCAGCAAACGTACCCGCTAACAGTATAACAACCGCTGTAGATACCCTACCGTCTGGTACTTTTACTATATCTAATAATTTACCAGCAGCAGGAGGAAGAGATGGAGATACTGTTGAAGAGTTGAGAGAAAATAGTTTAAGAGCATTTAACGAACAAGGTAGAGCCGTAACACTACAGGATTATACTGTTAGAGCTCTTTCTTTACCGTCTAAATATGGAAGTATATCTAAAGTATATGTCACACAGGATCAGCTCACAAACACTAATCTACAGGATAATATAGTAGATAATAATCCACTTGCTCTCTCTCTGTACGTATTAGGGTATGACAACGATCAAAAACTAATAACCGCTAGCTCTACACTTAAAGACAATCTGAAAGCTTACTTAGCTGAGTTTATGTTAATTACTGATAGTATTAATTTAAAAGATGCTTTTGTAGTAAATATTGGAGTTAATTACGAAATAAAAATTAGACCAAATTATGCTAGTAGAGATGTAATACTAAACTGTAATCTAGAATTACAAGAGTATTTTAAAATTAGCAAGCGTAGTATAAACCAACCTATAAACCTATCAGAAGTATCTGTTATACTAGATAAAGTTAAAGGTGTACAAACAGTACAGAAATTAGAAATAATAAACATTAACGGAGGAAACTATTCAGAATACGGATACGATGTTATCGGTGCAACTAAAAACAATACAGTTTACCCGTCTTTAGATCCTTGTATATTTGAAATTAAGTTTCCTAACGAAGACATAAAAGGTAGATCAATAATTTAACACATGGCAGTATATAAAATATTTCCCGACAAAGATGCATTTATGTTTACAGAAGTACCTACAGGTAACTCTGGATACGATGAAATGATAGAGATAGGTGCTTACCCTATACAGGAAGTAGGCCAAACAACTAGAACGTTGATCCATTTTAAAGATACAGAAGTATCTAATATTATTAATAATAAAATAGGATCTATAAACTCAAGCTTATGGTCAGCAAGTATAGACCTTAATGTAGCTTCTGCATATGAAGTACCAGCATCTCATTCAATCGAATGCTACCCAATTGCACAACATTGGGATGGAGGAGTAGGTAAATACCATGACGACATAAATACAGGGTCTGCTGACAAATCAGGTGTAAGCTGGAGATATACAAAAGCTCAAAGTA